TCCAATTCATTCACAAGATAACTAATATCCTCAATGTAATTATTGTAAGACGTGTCACCGTAGCAATCTCTTGATATTATGATTCCTATTTTTTCATTATTCATTTTATTTCTCCTTTTGTTTTATTCGATGCTTATAAATTCGTTTCATAAGCTATTCAAGTTTATAACCAATATATAACACGAGTCAAGTATTATTTTATTTTTTTTTATCGACGTGAAAATATAAATCCTAAAATATAACTTGCAAAATATAAACCAAAATATATAACTCCACTTATAACATGGCAGATATAACTGTGTTTATAAATAGATGTTATTGAGACTCGTTCTCAATATGGCTGTTTTTCTGATATTGATCACTCTCTAATTTTCAATTTTAAGCTATCTAATTTCAATTTTAAGACACTTTTTTATTTTAGCTTACGTATGTACCAATTTGCCATAAAACGAGCTTTAAAGGTTAATTTAGGGCTTAATTTAGCTATTACTCTCCATTAATTAGATTACTACATAAAAAAAACCCGCCTAAAATTTAGGCGGGCTTAATTTAGTCAGAATTTATCCCTTTTTTATTTTTATTATCCCATATTGCCAGTGCTTGAATTGCCAGCTCTTTAATTCCTTGGTATGTTAAGGTTCCTTCGTTATCTCTATAAAAGGTATATTACATCCTCATCCCCGCCAAAATGTGTAGCAGTAGAATAAACCCCACCACCAAAATCTCAAGGTAATATACCCTCAAGCTATTATAGATAGCTTTGAATTTCTCTTTATTATTACTCATTTTCTTTTATCCTTGAAGTGGTGGTGTATGTTTCCCACGTGCAGTGCCTTTGGATGGAAACACAGCTCCAATCTGGAAAGTCTGATGACGGAAGCTGTGAAGTGGTGGTGTATGTTTCCCATTTTCCGTTTTCGTTTACTTCCCTTACTTCATTAATTACGTCTATTTTTTTCATGTTATTTTACCTTTCTTGTCATAGACCCCCGCATAACAGGGGGTTTCGGTTATTAAAACCTCTTCAGTATAACTTCTATAAAATACTTAGTTCTGAAAAATAAGCGGGCTGGAAATGAGACCCGATATTCCGATCCTCCCAGTTTCCGCCATCAGAATCTATTCTATTTGATGCGGTAATAATTACTGCATTATTGTTAATATTGAGCAATTCCTCAAATAAATACCCGTGAGCATGCCAGCTTGAAGATACCAGATTCCGTCCTGAGGGTGAAATCCTTGCTCCTGGGATACCGCTTTTTTCTGATCGAATAGTGAAGTGTAGATAGTTACCGATTTTCTCAGGATATCTGTTGAAAATTATTCTATATCCATGTAATGCATTAACAGTATTAATAGCTTTTGACAGCTCGCTTTGTGTTATGTTTTTTACTCTCATTTTATTTACCTCTTTTTGTTTTGTTTGTTATTTCCAGTGCTTCGAATTCCGCTTTTTCTACAAGCGTAACCACATCACCAAAGTTTCGATAATGTGATTGTCTAGCTACATTGTTTTGATAGTGTGCCTCTCTTTCACATTCAGCTTTCGAGCCCTGGTATTCTTCGGCGTGCCAGTCTACTGTGCTATTATACCGCTCCACTATCCACATATTACCCGCATCGTAAGTGATGTAGATTTTTTGATCTTGTTTCATGTTATTTTCCTTTTTGTTTGTTATGTACTGAAAGAATTTCGTAAACATTATCTATTCGTGGCAAGTGTTTTTTTATTTTTTTATTTACTGAGACGGGTTCTCAATCTGTGGGGGGTGCTGTGGGATATGTCTCTGCCAGTTTGGCAGACTTATGACAAAATGACAGGCGGAGGCGGTGGATCAGGAGAAAGGAGGAGGAGGAGGAGGGGGGGGGTGATGGAGGGCGAGGGGGGTGGTGATATCCCCATTCCGCACAAAATGCTTTATATTAATGTCTTAGGGTGTTTGGGAAAAAAGAGATTGATAGAAAGTCTTTGTCTCTCTGTTAGTGTAGTATTGCCATTTACTTAGGATTCACCGAAAATTGGTGGGTGAATCATTCTTTGGAATGAGATACATTTAAAATCATTGTACTAAAACCTAAAAGTTTGTATATTATAGTATAATGGAGTTAAAAATATGAAGCATTTGCCAGTAAAGTGGAATCCAAAGAAGGCAAGAGCCTTAGAGATGTTAGTGATGTGTCCAAGTATGTCTCAAGCTGAAATCGCCAATGAAGTAACGGTATCACGGAACACAATTCACCAATGGTTAAGAGACCCTGAATTTGTGGAAGTTTTCTACGAAAAATACATGGTTACGTTTGGGGCAAAGTTACCAAGCGTTTTACAAAGTATGATTAGGGAGGCTGAATCAGGTAATGTTCAAGCAGGTAGATTGGTATTGGAACATTCGGGTAAATTAATAAAAAGAGTTGAGGTTCAGAAACATCAAAGTCCGTTTGAGAAGTTCTTGATCAATTCAGATGCGATTGAAGATGCTGAATTTGAAGTTTTTCCACAAAGACCATTTGTGCCAGAAAAAGAAATTCCTGTAACAAAGTCCATAATGGCTCACGAGGAAAAAAAGAAGAAACAGAAAGCACAAAAACGCAAGGAAGCGTTGAATTGGAGAATGAGAGCCTTAAAAGCTGGCGTAGAAATACTCCCAAAGGGTAGAAAAACACCAAGACAGAAACAAGAATGGCAAAAAAAGGTATTAGAGGCAGAAAAAGCCAAAAATACCCAAAGTAATGTAAAAGAATGCCCCTAATTTAATAGGGGCATAATATTAATTAATATCAATATCTATCTTTTTTGGTATATCAGGTTCTTTCTTTGGTATTTCCACTCTTAGTATACCATCTTCAAAGTTGGCACTAATACTCTCACTATCTAAACTATCTCCTAATTGAAAAGAACGCCTAAAGGAAGAATGTTTTAACTCTCTCCTAATGTAACGTGCATTTTCTTCTGCCAAATGGTGTTTATCGCCTGAGAGGGTTAGAACACCGTCTTCTACTTCGATTTTAAGTGCCTTCTTATTCATGGCTGGCAATTCTGCAACAATAACAAGGCAGTCGTCATAGTCGACAACATCTACTTTTGGGAAAGCACCTTGTTCAAAGGATATTCCAAATTCTTTGGTAAAGTCTGGGAATTGATGACGTACTATTCGGTCATACATCTTATCAAAGGGGGTTAAGAACTCATCCCTGTCGAAATGCAGGGGTACTTTTTGTATTACCATGTAAAACTCCTAATTCAAGTTAATTGTATCATCCCCTTCATGGGCTATGATACTATAATATACTAAAAATTAGGTTTTAATGCAATAGTCTGTTTTGTAAAAACCAGAACCCTTGAGAATAGATGCAGGATTTCCAATAACCTCTTTTGTTTCAAATGAACGGCATTCGGGGCATTGATCCTCGACAACCTCATCTTCAACGACGGTTGTGAGGGTTTCCCATGTCCATCGGCAGTTATTACAAACCCATTTTATAGTTTTGAATCTCATAATTGTATCTTATCATCTATTTCGATATTATCGGGGATGAGCTGACAATAACAAAATTCCTTACAGACACTCCACCCCGAAGCAGGCATCCCCATTGATTCCCATTCTCCCCATGTTTGGAGTTGCCCTGCACGGGATTCACAGTCAGAACAAACGTTTTTAGAAACAGTTACCCACCTCAGCTTTTGCCCCATTTCTCCGCTTCTGCGGAATGCTTGGTTAATTCCTCCAACAACTCCTCGCTTAATTGAATTTTTGAGTTCTCCGAAGACTCTACCGTTCTGCATAAGGTCTCTATCAAGAACCCTAATAATTTGTTGTTCGTCAACTCCACTTCGTACAAGTCGTTCAATTTCTTGTCCAAGTCTTTCGGCAAAGACTCTAACATCGTAACTAATTCCAAGAGCAACCCATAATAGTATTTCTCTATCCTTGTCATCTAACCTCTCTTTGTCTGCCATAATATACTAACCTTACGTTTTTAATACAAGTGGTGATTTTCTATAAAGAGACTTCTTCATAGAATCTATGAAGGTTTTTTGTATGTCTTCCAGTTTCGGTATAACTATGAATGGTCTTGGTGGGAAATGCCCAGTTTCATGCCCGCTGTGGTGAGCGGTTGCATAACCAACCATCTCCATCCCATCTTCTGTCTTCTTTAGACTGTCGTGTAAAGCCCCCGACTCATAAAGTGGCGTACTCCCGCCATATTTTCCTCTTTTACGTCTATCTATTGTAGATTGCTTGAGTTTTGGCTTTACCTTACCGCTTTTTATAAATTCCTTGGATAACTCTACTGATGCCCCGACAAAACTATCGGATACAAACTTATCGGTTAGCTTGTGTATATCACTGGCAAGTTTACTAAAATCAACCCCTACTCTTATCTCGAACTTCATTCCAGAAATCCTCCCCTAATTTTTTGGCTTCAAAGTATTCATCTTGAAATTGGAGAATAAACTTCTCCGCTTGTTCTTCACCCCATTTAATAGGGTCTCTAATGATTTCTTCTATATTGCCGTCTAATTTGACTTCAATATTATTTATCTTGTCCAGTTTCCTGACGGAACTGAGCAAAGATTGACTGTTTTGCTTCTTGCTCATTAAATTTCCTATTGTCTTCAATGATTGATTGTGCCATTTTGAGTGTAAGGTCTTTGTTGTCTCTTACCATGATTTTGGCACGAGTTATGAGATTCTGTTCTAAGTCAAACTGGTCTTTGAGTATTTGGTCTTGGATTGTCTTTGGGTATTCAACCTCTTGGAAGTCCACGCCAAATTCTTCGGGGAGAGAAATGCCGTTATACTCTGCTATTGTTCTTTCTACATCATAGAAGTCTTTTTCATACAATCTCCATAAAGCAATATCATCAAAGTAGTCTTCTTTTCTTTCAAGGTCTTTAATCATTAATGAAATTCCACTTGGTACTTCCCCACCTGACTCTGCCCATTGAATCCATAAATGATTATTGGAGGCAACGAGTTCTATTTGGAATTTGATGTTATCAATAGCTTCTTGAACATTCCCTGCTGGAGATTCAATGTGGTATTCTCCATCTCCCATATCAAGAATTTCATTAGAACCTGCCCTCATTGAGTTGCTGTCTGAGTTCATTCCCCTCATCCACGGTTGCCCAAACATATTAAATCTCATTCCAAGATTCATTTCAGTTAATCCTATGTTGACTTGCTCATTGCAATTTACAATATCACTTGCACCCTCTACAACGAAGGAATCAATTT